GGTATCTAAATATCTCTTTTGCGCTTCTTCGGTCATATTAATACTATTTTTTACCTGCTACAAAAAGCTCTACATTTAAAGCCGCTGCTGCTTCTCCAGTTGTAAAATTATATATCTCTATATATGATAAATTAGTAAGGCCATTACTCCATACTGGTACCGTAGCTTCTCCTAGTTTGCCGTTTTCAGTGGTCCACATCAAAGCGCTCTGTCCTGGAGCTAGTAAAAATCTACAGCTATCTGCTGCTGCTTTACCCTCGCCGCATTGGTTATCTTTACCGTTACTTACAAAAGCTACCTGTATGCTTAAATTTTCGTCTAAGTTTGTAACTCTTACGTACTCGCTATCGTTATAATCATAGCTCTGGTATACAGTACTACTATTTACCGCCTTAGCCCAGTTACCTATTACTGCTAGACCTGTAGACGTTTCGCCGTCATTTAAAGGTATCTCCATTATTTTCTCCGCTACTTGCGTTATATCTGGTATACTTACCGTCTGAGTACTACCCCTTACGGCTCCATTTATTTCTACACTTTCAGAAATTACACTTGTTAAAGTTGCCATATTTTTATTAGTTTTATTTGTTTATATTAATTTTAAGTTTTATATTTATTAGTCTACGCAGTTACTGTCGTCGTCCAAAGGTACGTTACAGGCTGGGTAAGGGTTATCTACTATAAGCTCTAAGTCTGTTACCCAGCCGCTTACGCTATTATCAAATCGCTCTGTAAAAGGAGAAAGGGTAAACTGGCCGTCTATATAATATACTGGCCTACCGTCTGGGTCCGTTTTAGTTATTACTCCGTTTCTTAATAAGCTAATAATATCTTGTAATATTTGTAAAGTATCGGACATTACTTGCAGCTCATTACTTCCGTCTGGCTCTACTAGGTCCATTATTATCATTTGAAAACTATACTTTATATTACTATCGTCTGTAGCTACTCCTTTAGGTTGTAAATAAAAGTATGGCCAAAGGTCATTTTTAGTAAGGTCTACTTCCCATAGGTCGCCAAAATCTACCTGCTGTATAAAAGAATGTTTATAAGCTATACAGCAAATAGTATCTACTACATTTATAAAAGTTTTATACCCTATACTATTATATGGGTACTGGTCCGTAACGCTCCTACTTATATTATTTCTGCGCCATAAGGCGTATCTGCTTAAAGGTTGATCTGCCATAGTTTTTTTAGTTATTTCTTTGTCTTCTTTGTACTTTCATAGTTAGCTCTAAATCTGTCTCGTAGCATAGCCAGGTTAAGCATACGTAAAGCTCTAGCCTAGTTATCTGCTCTAATTTACTTATATCTCCGCCTGTCAGTCTATACATAACTCCAAAGTAGCCCCAGCGTTCTGCAAAGGCTTCGTCGTTATTTCTTCCCATTGTTTCGTACTGCCTTTCTTCTTCTCCTACGATGTTGCCGCTTTCAGCTTCTCCGTCGTATACAGTGGCAAAATTTTTAATAGTTCGCTTACGAAAGTCCAAAAAAAAAGCAGCGCACTTTCTACAGTTGCTGCAGGCATAGCTTTAAATATTTGCTCCCTTTCTTTTTTAGTGGTTACGTCGTAGGCTTCTATAGTATAATATCTACCCTGCGTACTTGTAATAGGCCTATACAAAACAGCCATAATTCTATTAAGCGTATTTTCTATACCCTCGCTTATACAGTTTTCTATATCGGCATACTCCCCTAAAGTTATCTCTTCTAGGTTTGGGTGGAAGCCGTACTCTTTACCGTCTACCTTTATTTTATTTACTAACTGAGTATTAGCCCTACTTTGTATATCCGCTAGCTTCTCCATAAGGTTAGCTACGTCTTTTAAGCTTAACTGCTTTAAAAGCTTGTCTGGTATATCGCTTAAATTAGTTATATTAGCTATAGCTTCTGCAGCTTTTTTACCTTTGGCTCCTTTTGAAGCTGCTACTAAAGTGGCCCACTTCTCTAAAGTTACGTCTTCCCAGCTGCTAATTATTTTATAGCTTTTCTTTTCTCCGTTTTTATTTATGTTTATTTTCATAATATCGCTTAATTAGTAATAGAAATTTATAATATTTAGTTTAAAATTATTATTTTAGCCTTGTTTTTAGTAGTATGTAATAGGGTCTTAACTTTTCTTGTCGTATAACTTGGCCCTATACTTTTGATATTTTGTACTTTAAAGGGTTGGGTAGCTACTTGTATTTTACTACTTGGCAGGCTAGCGTAAAAGGTCCCTTTACTGTACAAAGTATCTCCCATAATTTTGCTCTACTTCGTAATACATTCGCATAGCCATAGCGTCCGCATAGTCTGGGCTACGTCCTATACTAAGCTTTACTTCTTCTTTTGGTATTATTTGTAGCTTATTATCTTTATCCATATCCTTACCCCTTACCTGCTCCAGCTCTTCTATTATATCGTTTTTTATATTTATATCGTCTGTCGTTATACCTATCTGTCCTTTATTTACTTTATCTGCTAATAAGTAATAGCACTGGGTTTTTAAGTTTTGGTAGTTCTGGGGTATACCTGCAGACGTTAAAGGCCTGCTATTATTTACAAAGCCTACGCAGCGTAGAAAGTCTTTAGCTCCGCCCCCTACTCCGTCCTCGTCTATTATTATATTACTAAGCTTTACCTGGTTTTCTTGTTGTATATATTTTACTGTTTCTACTACTTCTGCTATTGAAGACTTAAGCATACTTCTTATACTTTTTATATGTAAGCCTTGCCAGTACATTATTACCGTTTTATCGCTACCATATCTAGCTACGTCGCAAGTTATATATTTATCTCCGTCTATACCTCTACTATTAAAGGTGTTTAAGATCGCGTCGTATTCTATAAGGCTATCTGTATGTATATCGTACTCCCAGTTACCGTATAGCAGTCTCTGCTTACTCAGCTCGTCCAGGGTCTGTAGCTGGTCCTCGTAGTGTTTACTTATATACTGGTTATCTTGTACTAAAGACTGTATAAACTTCCTATACTTTGGTAGTTTATTTTCTTTATGTAATTTATAGTAACTATTATATACCCAGTTTTTTGCAGGGTTGCAGCTCATAAAAAGCTTAGGTATTATATTATATTTATCCAGCTTATACCTTAACCTACTAGCTACTATATTTTTAGCCTTTTCTGTTATTTGGTTACTTTCGTCTATAAAGGCTCCTGTTATTTCTAAACTACCTAAGCTATCAAAGTTACGGTCGCTAGGGTATAAAAATAAATCTTTAAGTATTACTTCGCTACCATTATAAAATTTAATTATATTACTAGTAGCATTAAAAGTAAAGTGTTTATTAGCTTTAAGGCCCCATAGCTGGCATACTTCAAAGAAAGTATTTAAGGTCGTAGTCTTTAAGGCTAGTAACTTACTACGGCCCATTAAGTATCTAGTACCTGCATATCGTAAAGCGCTCATTATTATATAAGCACTTCCGCAGAAGCTTTTACCGCCCCCAGCTCCGCCGCCAAAAAGTACCTCTTTAGTATGGTTATCAAAAAGAAAGTCTATAGCTAACTGCTGGGTATTAGTAAACTCTGGCTCTATATCCATTACTTATATCTCCTGGCCTTTTATATTTATCTTTATATTTACTGGCTCTTCGCCGCCGCCTAAGTCTAGCTCGCTCTTTTCTATATAACCTCGTCTTTTACCTTTTGTCTTTAAATAGAATATAGTAGCTGCTGTATTACCGTCTTCTATTTGCTGGTGTAACTTAGTCTCTGCGAAATCTATAGCTATATTTTCTATTTCTCTTACTTCTGTTTTAAAGTCTTCGTCTTCTTTAAGCCATTTATAAAAAGTACTTCTAGGTATATCTGCAGCTCTGCAGGCAGCTGTAACTACTCCTAAGCTTTTCTCTAAAGCCTTTAGTAAGGTCTCCTTTTTTATGTGTCTACTTTTGTCTACTTTATCCATAATTAATAATATACTTTAGTCCATTTCATTTGGTAGTGGTATCCTTATACCTAAGTCTGCCATAGCCCAGGACCTTATAGCTTCTAGGTAATTATCAAACTCCTGGGGGTCCATATCTTTACTTCTGTCTGCTGCAAACTTTTCTAATAGTACCGCGTGCATTTCTTGCTTACGGTAGCCTAGCTCGTTACCCAGTAATAAGACTATACATTTAAAGTAATATTTATTTTGCTGCTCGCTTCTCCTTGTCATTTTCTAGTATTCTTATTAGTTTCTTCCGCGTAAGTAAGGGTCTGCTGCCATTTATTTCTTTATATTCTTTAGGGTTAAATATAAGCTTTACTTCTCTTATTAGTCCGTCTGTATCATATTTTACTATCCATCTGTTACTGGCGCTCTGCTTACTATATTTTAAGTGGGTAATAGTATTACTCATTTTCTATATATTTTTTATGTATAGCTGCTATACCGTTATATACACTAGCTAAGCAGCTTCCGCAGTTTGTATCTTTATTAAAGCCAGTATTATAAATAGTATTATGTAGCTCTATTAATCTAGCTTTTACTTTATGGTCCTTAGCTTTCTTATCTTTTATATCTGGCCATATTTCTGCGATCTCGTTAAGTATATTTTTATCTATTTTACCTATATCCTCTAGTATACTAGTCTTTACCCATTTTTTAATAGGGCAGCTAAGACTACTAATTTTAGCCTTTATACGCATAAAGCAGCCGCATTTTAAGCAGGTACCAGTAGTACTAAAGTAAAACTCGCAGGCTTTACATATAGCTAAACGCTCTTTATAAACTTTAGCTGTAGTTAAGTGTTTACTCAGTTTCATTTTTTACTATCTCTTTTAGTTCTTGTCTTGCTTTATCTATAGTATTAAAAAGACTATTTCTACTTATATGGGTTTTAGCCGCCAGGCTGTCTAGTGTATGTACCTCGTAATAATATAGCTTAAATATCTCCCTATCGTACCAGTATAACTCTTCTAAAGCCTGGTCTATTAATTCTAATTTTACGTAGGTCTTTTCTTCTTCTGGGTACTCGTCTGGCTGCTGCTCTAAAAACTCCCTTATACGTTGCCTGTCTGTACTATTTCTACTACCCTCTAAACTTGTTATCTTTTCGTAATACTTATTTATCTTATAATAATACTTACTTTTCTTACTTGTTAAGCTTCTTTTTATTACTATACA